CATTTATTTGATCCTACAAGAGGAGCCAAAGCATATTCTTATTTTGGAACTATCGCTAAACGTTATCTTATTCTTCAAAATCAAAAGAATTATAAAAAACGTGTTGACAAAGCCCCGGTAGATGAGTTATTTAAAGATGACACCCATACCTATAATATGGATGATCCAGGGGTACATAATGATCCATTAAATCTTTACATTAATTTATATGTAGAGTATTGTACTAAAAATATATATAAACTATTTCCTAAACAGAAGGATGCTGAGATAGCTGATGCGATTTTAGAATTATTCCGTAAACGTGAGGAAATAGATGTCTTTAATAAAAAAGCACTTTATATCTACATTCGAGAAATGGTAGATGTTAAAACTCCTAAAATTACTAAAATAGCCAACCAATTATACTCAGTATTTAAAGGTAATTATATTTTCTATCTCGAAAACGGATATGTAGAATTCGAATAAGGTTATATTTATACATGAATAAACACTATAAATATGAGTCAACAATTCGAAAAAACAGTATTTGGTAATAAGAAATTCTCGGATTTACTTGAGGAAATCTATAATAACCAAAAGCGCCGCGAAGCACAAGTAACCGCGCTTATATCCGAATTAAAACCAATGGTTTCCGATATTGGTGATGCTACACTTATTGTACCACTTATTAAAGAATACATGGAGATTGGTGTTAAAAATGATGACGCACTAATTAAAATGGCTACGTTAGTACAACGTGCTTTAAATTCTACTAGTGAAGATGGCGGTTTAGGTATTAGTGATGAGGAAAAAGCTCAATTACTTGAAGAAATGGAAAAATTACAAGGTAAATAATGGCTTGGTTTGGTGCTGATAAAATATCAAATGGTGAATTAAAAGACTTAGTTAGATTAGGATTTCAACAGTTTTTACCTGCTAGGGTAATTTCTATTGATCAATCCCAAAATTTAACTAATGGTAATATTGTAGCTGAAATAGTAAGCCCTTTAGCAACAATACCTAACCAACAAAAAATTACAGCGTTCCCCTTATTTGCTAATATTAAAACCCTCCCTTTAATAAATGAAGTAGTATTCCTAATATCAGGTCCCTCAGGTGATTATTCTTCAAACTCGGGAAAGGTAAAATATTATTATTTAAGTACTTTAAATATTTGGAATAGCATCCATGTAAACCCAACACCAAACCCCTACGAAAATTTAAAACCAAATTCCCAAAATAAAAGTATAGCTGAAATTGAAGCCGGTTCTACTAATAAATCTGATGAGGTTGATACTAATCAATTTAAACCTGGTACTTATTTTACTGAAAAATCTAATATTTACCCTTTATATCCTTTTGAAGGGGATGTAATATATGAAGGTAGGTTTGGGAATAGTATAAGATTAGGAAGTACTGATATTGTAGATAGTGAAAACCCAATCCCATTAAATTTATGGTCTACAGTAGGTTCAAATGGTGATCCTATTACAATTTTTAGAAACGGTCAAAACCCAGAATTAAATAGCCCAGCACAGTCTACAACGATAGAAGAAATTAATAAAGATTTATCTTCTATATATCTAACTTCAACACAGAATATCCCGATTGAAGTAGCATCTCAAAATGATTATTTATCATATGGGGAAGAAAAACCAACTGCCCCAAATCAATATGCTGGGGCCCAAGTAATTCTAAATTCTGGTAGATTATTATTTAATTCTACTCAAGATCATATAATGTTATCTTCTAATAAAAGTATTAATTTAAATTCTGTAGATGGAATTAACATTGATACTACAGGACCTGTAGTTCTAGAATCATCTGAAATTAAACTCGGATCTAATGATGCTGCTGAATCCGTTTTATTAGGAGATTCAACAGTAGATCTATTACAAAGTTTAATTAGTGATTTATCTTCATTACTTAAAATAATGGGAAGTCAAATAGGTAATAATGGTATATTATTAGAACCTATGGGTACTACAGCACGTACTATTAGTAATAACTTAGATACTTATCAAACACAACTTGATGGTTTAAAATCTAACATTGTAAAAGTAGAATAATGGGAATATTACAAAAATTAAAAGATACTAAAGCTTTTTTTGAGGACTTAGAATCAGTAGAAGACCAGTCATTTGCTGATGTAGTTTTAGAAGCTGCTGGAGTAAATATTCCTTTACCTACCGAAGATGAAGTTATAGAATTTTATACTGAGATAGGCGAACCTACTAATCCTCTTACTAGAATTGATCCTGAAGAATGGGCAACTTCTCAATTTTTAGCATATCAAAGTGATGTAAGAAAATTTCATGCAAAAAATCGTTTTAAAGGTATTAAAGATGCTAAAAAACTAAAACGAGAAAAAAATAAAGAAAAACAGGAAAAAGAGCGTAAAAAATTTAAATTAGATTTTATTACAGGAATATTTAAAGAGGTTCAAAAAGATCTAAATGAAAATATCCCTGAAGACCAAAAACCTAAAGGTACTCAAAGATTAGGTCAATTAGCAGGTAATATAACTAAAGTATTAGCTAAAACTTGCTTACCTTCTATTCTTAACATAATAGAACAAACTGGATTAGATACGTTCGAAGCTAAAAAAGCAGAAGTTAGAGAAGAATTGGGTATAGACGAACAGTTAGAACAATTATCATCGCTAACTGATCCAGTTAAACTACAAGAAGTAAAAGATAGATTATGTCCTACTCCTGATGTATTAGAAAATATTATAAGACAAAGAGATGGTATAGTAGATTTTTTAAATAATCAACAAGTAAAAGTTAATAATTTAAAAGTTAGTGCTGATATCACTGGAGATATAGCTGATGGGGTTCAAAAAACATCTACAGGTATAGAATTATCTGTTTTTATAGCAAACCAATTAGCTAAATTTTCAACTTTTGGTCCTATATTAGCCCCTGCTAGGTCTATAATTACAGATTTAAATACAGTAAACCAAATTATTAAATTTGATAGAGAAGGTAGTCCAAGAATACCACCACTAAGAGGAGCAGTTAGTAATTTTTCCGTACCTTTAAATCAGGTTAATACTATGATTACTAAAATAGTACAAGCACTAGCTCCTATAGATGAAATTATAACATTATGTTCCCCAAATTCTACTTTAAATACATTATCTCCAGATGTATTAGCAACAGTAGCAGTACAATTATCAGCAGAAGAAACAGATGATGGATCTTTATATAAAGGGTTTAGATTAGAAATTGAAAAAAAACCTTATACTGATACTGTAACCCAAAGGAGAGCAGTTGGATTAAACGCTTCAGGTGTAGTACTTATAGCAAGCGAATTTTCATTCGCATCAGATCCTAATGTATTATTAAACGAAATTAAATTTATTATCGATAGAGATAATTTAAAAGCATACTAAATTAATATTTATAACCATGAAATTGACAGAACTACGAAAAGTAATTAGAGAAGAAGTGAAAGCAGCTATCCAAGAAGAATTAAAAGATATTCTCCTTGAAGCAGTTCGTTCACCAAAACCTTCTATTACCGAAGGTGTTTCAGTTGCAGCAACAACCAAACCAGACCCAGAAGCACAAAAAGCCTTTAGACAACAAATGTTATCTCAAATGGCGGCAGGTAATGGAAATATGAATTTAACAACAGCAGATACTAACACCTTTAGACCGGCAGGACCAGCAACTGCTGAAGGCTCCGCCCTACCTGAAGGTAATGTTGGTTTAGACCAAATTATGGGTCTAATGACAAATAAATAATGGCCTATAACGCTCAAAAAATATCACCAATTGACTTTAAACCTAGTGTAGCAGTAGGGGTAGCTTTACCCTTTAGCGAAAATGCTGTGTTTAGATCTACTTTTACTACACAAGAAGCAGTAAAATCTAATTTAGTTAATTGGTTTCTAACTAACCAAGGGGAAAGACCATTAAATCCTGAATTTGGGGGGAATTTACGTAAATATATTTTCCAACAAATAGAATCAGATACATTAGATTTTTTAAAAGAAGATATCCAATCCCAATTAGGTACATACTTTCCTTCTGTTATAATAGTTAGTTTAGATGTTTTAGGGAAAGAAGATAATAATATTATAGAAGTTGTTCTAAAATATAGAGTACAAAACACAAGTATATCTGATACATTAAATATAACATTTGACTAATGGCCGTAGATAGAGACATAAAATATATTAATAGGGATTTTAATAGCCTTAGACAAAGTTTAATTAACTTTTCTAAAACCTATTTTCCTACTACTTATAACGATTTTAGCCCATCATCCCCAGGTATGATGTTTATGGAATTATCATCTTATGTAGGTGATGTTTTATCATTTTACCAAGATAACCAATTCCAAGAAACCTTTTTACAATATGCCCGTGAAGCTAAAAATTTATTTGATTTAGCTTATATGATGGGATATAAACCTAATGTAACAGGTGTAGCTGAAACTACAATTGATTTTTATCAACAAGTTCCTTCAAAAGATCTTGGTGGAGGTAATTATGTTCCTGATTATGATTATGCTTTATTAATAAAAGAAAATGCTCAAATAACTTCTAATATTAATTCTAATATTAAATTTTTAGTTGAAGATGCAATAGATTTTGATGTTTCTTCCTCTTCTGATCCCACAACAGTTTCAGTTTATAGTACTACAGGCACTGATATAGATTATTTCTTACTTAAAAAGAGTAGAAGAGCTATATCTGCTACTATTAATACTCAAACTTTTGATTTTACATCCCCACAAGAATTTTCTACTCGTACTATTACAGCTAATAATATTATAGGTATTTTAGATATTGTAGATAGTGATGGTAATACATGGTATGAAGTAGATCATTTAGGTCAAGAAATGGTATTTGATTCAATTAAAAACACAAATACTAATGATCCGAACTTTTCAACAGATGTAAATACTCCTTATTTATTAAAAAATAAAAAAATCCAACGTAGATTTGCGACTAGAGTAACTTCAAATACTACCTTACAACTACAATTTGGAGCAGGTACTACAGCAGATTCAGATGAAGAAGTAACTCCTAATGCTGATAATGTTGGTTTAGGTTTACCTTTTGAAAAAAACAAACTTACAGCCGCTTATTCTCCTCAAAACTTTATTTTCACCAATACCTACGGTATTGCTCCTTCTAATACTACTTTAACAGTAAGGTATTTAACAGGAGGTGGAGCTGGAGCAAATATTGGAGCAGGTGAATTAACTACTCTTTCGAATAGCACAGTTAACTTCCAAACTACAGGTTTAGACTCGGCTCAAGCACAATTAGTATTTGATCGTTTAACAGTTTCAAATCCTACAGCAGCTAGTGGTGGTAGCGATGGGGATTCAATCCAAGAGATAAGACAAAATTCATTAGTCCAGTTCCAAACCCAGTTAAGGAATGTTACTGCTGATGATTATTTAGTTAGATCATTATCAATGCCCTCAAAATACGGTGCAGTTTCAAAAGCTTATATTGAACAAACTAAATTAAACACACTACTTCCAGGTGAAATACCATCAACACTAACACTTTATATTTTAAGTCAAGATATAAATGGAAATTTAACTAATTCATCAAATGCTTTAAAACAAAATCTTCAAACTTATTTAGCTCAATATAGAGTAATAGGAGATTCAATTGTTATTAAAGATGCTTTTTATATTAATATTGGGGTAAATTTTGAAATAACAGTTAGACCTAATTTTAATAGTAATGATGTATTAAAAGCATGTATAACTTCTTTACAAACATATTTTAATTTAAATAATTGGCAAATTAATGAACCTATCCAAAAGAAAGAAATATTTTTACTTTTAGATAAAATTCAAGGAGTTCAAACTGTAAAACAAGTTACTTTTACTAATAAAGTAGGAGGTAATTATTCTCAATATGCTTATGATTTAAATGGGGCTACATTAAATGATGTAATTTACCCTTCTATAGATCCTATGATTTTTGAGGTAAAATTCCCTAATACAGATATTAAAGGTAAAGTAGTAAACTTATAATAAAATGGCTGTATATAAAATTTTTCCATATAAAGATACCACTTTGTATTCATTCTATCCTGGGATGAATACAGGTATAGACCCTATCAATCAGATTTCAAATTTAAACTTTGCATTAGATACTTTTCCTCAAGTAGCTAGAACAATTTTAGCTTTTGATCCTGTTGAAATAGCATCTACAATTAATAATGTCTTACAAACTAATGCATATAAAACATATTTAAAGTCATTTATAGCAACAGCTCAGGGTATTGTAGAATCTTCAAAATTAGAAGTATGGCCTTTGGCTACTAATGCAGATTTATCTAATTTAGAATGGAACCAAGGTACTGGGACTTATTTAGACCAACCTTTAACTACAGATGGTGCTTGTTGGAATTCTCCATTTTTTAATGGAGGAACTGGATGGCCTGTCAGCTCAGGAAATATTTCAAGTTCTTATAATGTTGATTATGCTCCAATTGGAGGGGGAGCTTGGTATACCGGTTCATCCCCTTATAATTTCACTACAGTTTCTGCTTCTTTTGAACCCCGTAGTGATAAAGATTTAAATGTTGATGTAACTAGTATAGTAAATGCTTGGACTAGTTCAGCAATTGAAAATCATGGATTTTTATTAAAATGGGAAGGCAGTGCTGAATTTAATACGAGTAAATTAGTACAACCTGTAATGCAATACTACAGTATTGATACTAATACAATATACCCACCCCAATTAGAATTTAGATGGGATGACTCAGTATGGAATACTGGCTCTTCTTCTACTCAAGTACTAGACAAACAAAATCTATTTATAGCATTAGCTGAAAATCCTGGCATTTTTTATTCAGAGAGTATAAATAAATTTAGATTAAACGTAAGAGAAAAATATCCTAAACGTGTATACCAAACAAGCTCATTGTATACTACACAACATTATCTCCCATCAGGTGCTGCATGGTATGCTGTTAAGGATCTAGACACAAATGAATTTGTTGTAGAATTTGATAATGATTATACTAGGATTAGTGCAGATGCTTCTTCAAGTTATTTTGATTTATATATGAATGGATTTGAACCTGAAAGATATTATCAAATTTTACTTAAAGTAAATGCTGGAGGTAGTACTACAATTTATGATGATGAGTATTATTTTAAAGTAATTAATGGGTAATGGAACAAAAAGCAAACTTTTTAAAGGAGGTTTTTGATAAAACTCAATATGAACAAGTAATTGACACTTCTTTTAGTCAATTGATACCCCCTACATCTTCAACCCCAGTAGAAGTTCTCCCAACAGTAGAGGATTTCTTCCAGAATTATGATAGTTTGTTTTTCCAAATTCCAAAAACAGGAGAAAATTCTCATGAAGAATTAATTATTAGAAGCACTGATTATATAGGTTACCAACCTTTGAACGATGAAATTACAGCTTTAACTGAAGAAATTACTTCATTAAGAACTCAACTCTTGGAAACAAGACAACAATTAGCAGACTTAGCAAATGGCGGATCAAACTAATATAATATCACTTAACCCAAATAGTTTTTCATCTGAAGTATATTCTTCACAAGATGAAAGCTTAATAGGTTCTAGTATTGAACAAAACCAGTTTGATACTAACACAGATTATGTAGAGTATTTCATATTTGATCTTAACAATAATAAAATATCTCCATCTGGGAATGATGCTACTTTTACAGATTTTAATATATTAGATAATGAAATATATGTAAATCCTGAAACTGATGTTCTTAACAGAGACATAGATACGGGTACTGTTAATTCGCTTTATAATTTTTATAGAAAATGGGCTAATTCTTCCCCTCAGTCTACATACTACATCTCAGAGATTTCTTCAGATAGAACAGAGATTAGATTAGATTCAAATCTTATTAGTAGAGAGGAAATTATAACCTCAGTTGGTCAATTTGTTGCTTATAGAGAGACAGATGAAACATTCCCAGACTTTTATATTAATTTAGGTTCAAATATACTTTTTATAGCTAACAACATTAAATTAGATACCGATAATACAGTTTTAATTAAGCTATATGAACCCCTCCCAGCTAATATAACATTAAAAACCTCATTATGGATAGTAGAAAAGATATCTGCAGGTTTAGCATATCAAGTTAAATTTGAAAATGCTCAATTAACTCCTCGCACTTTCCCTCAATTAGCTGGACCTAATATAAACTTACCTATTAAAGGTCAGTTAAATAATTCAACCGAAGAAATTTCACTTTCAGATTTAAGTTCACCTAATAGTCAATCTGAATATCAAATTAATTCATATTTTGATGATCCTAGTATACAAATTAATGTAGACTATAGTGATTATTCTAATTTTGTAAATTATTCTTCTGCAAAAAATAGAATTGAAAATTTTTGGTATAAAGTAAGTCTTATTGAATCTGCTAGTAAACAAATTTCCTTTCAAAATACTTTAACTAGTAACCCTGCAACTTCAGCTAGTATTGCACCATTAAATACTTTAATTAACGAAACTATTACAAATTTCGATAATTATGAATATTATTTATATTTTGAATCTAGTTCAGATACTTATCCTAAAGTTTCATCTACCCCACCCTACCAAAATGAATCAACCGGTAGTATAGCTGCTCAAAATTGGTATGTTGCAAAAATATCTTCATCTGAAGATTACGATAGAGAAAATCAAAATTGGTTGCAATATGCTGCTCCTCAATTTATCCAAGATGATTCAGCTAATAATCAATACATGACCTTCCTTAACATGATTGGTCATTTTGTTGATAATGATATTTGGGTATACTTAAAAGATACAACAAATAAATGGGATGCAGATAATAGAATTAATGCTGGTGTATCTAAAGATTTAGTAGCTCAAGTATTAAGAGACATGGGTGTTAAATTATACCAAAATAATTTTAGCTCAACAGATCTCTACTCAGCATTTTTAGGATTTACAGATTCAGGTAGTTTATTCCCATTCCCTTATATGACGGGTTCGGTAGAAAGTGCTCCTGGGATTTTAGATACTCCTGATGGGTATGAATACATTACAAACTTCATATCATCTAGTGACGAAGCTATACCATTAGACGACATAAATAAGCGCATTTACAAGCGTATTTATCATAACCTGCCATACCTATTGAAGGCAAAAGGTACCGTCGCAGGTCTGCGTACTTTAATTACTTCATACGGTATTCCTGATACAATTTTGCGTATTAGTGAGTTTGGAGGTAAAGATAAGATCAATACAAATGATTGGGATTTATGGCAACATCAATATAATTCCCAATATAATACTAATGTTGATGGAGAAATATCATCACCATGGAGTTTAAATTCTGATTGGTCAAATCCTAACCCACAAACAGTACAGTTTAGATTCAAAGCCCCCAAATCAGGAAGTAACGCTGTAGATAATGCAATTGCTACCCCACAACAAGTACTTTGGAGTTTAGATTCATCCCCTGAAATAGCAATTGGATTGGATTATTTTGGAGATGGATTTGTATCCGGATCTTGGTCAGGTTCTGTCCCATCAGAATCTTTTGAATACGCTAATTTAGTTTTTACAACAGATGCCTTTGGTACTACTTCTAGTATTTACTTACCTTTCTTTAATGGAGAATGGTGGTCTGTAATGTTAACTAAAGAAAATAATAACTTTACCTTATATGCTGGTGATAAGATTTACAATGGAAATGATGGATCTCAAATAGGATTCATAGGATCTGCTTCAGTTACTATTGGAAGTACTAATTGGAACAACGCTACAAATTCATATTTCCCTAGTAATGCTAGAGGAGATGTAGGGGGATACGAAGCATTCTCAGGTTCATACCAAGAAATTAGATACTTTGATCAAGCTATTTCTCAAAGTGTATTTAAGGATTATGTAATGAACCCTCAATCAACTGAGGGTAATGGTATAAATGAATCCCCAAACCAATTAGCATTTAGGGCTTCATTAGGGGGAGAATTATACACTGGATCAGTTTCTATACATCCTAAAGTTGGTGGGTCAATTCCTACTTCTTCATTTTCTTCTAATTCTAATTTTACTGTAAGTAATGGTGAATTTAATATAAATCGTGAATGGATATTCTATGATTCCCCAGCTGTAGGTATTAAAAATAGAAATACTGATAAAATCAAACGTCAGGATTTAGTTTTACCTTCTGGAGATACTTTATCTAATCAAAAATCCATTCAACAAAAATCATTTACTACTGAAGATTATACTAATAACTTAAATTTATTAGAGGTAGCATTCTCACCACAAAATGAAATTAATGATGATATTATTAATCAAATTGGTTTCTTTAATATAGGTGATTATATAGGTGATCCAAGATTAGTATCTTCAAGTGCTGATACATATCCTTCACTAATTGAATTATCTAAACAATATTTCGAAAAATATACATCTAGTTATGATGTTTACGATTACATTAGATTAATCAAATTCTTCGATAACTCATTATTTAAGATGGTTAAAGATTTTGTTCCTTCAAGAACAGGTCTAGCATCTGGTATTGTAGTTAAACAACATATCTTAGAAAGACAAAAATATCCTACACCACAAGCAGAATGGACTAGACCTGAATACACAGGTTCAATAGGTTCTACTCCTGCTTTATTTAGTGGTAGTAGGTATTATGAAGCATCTACAGATTTTGAGTCTATCCCAATAGAAACAATATCAGGTTCAGATGGTGGTACTTTCCTCCCAGGATATGTAACACAAAGTTGGGATGGTATCAATGTAACACCTTTAGGAGATGTTCCATTTACTCAAGATAATAAAGAAGAGTTTATTGATGGTGAATTTAGTGGATCTGTAATTACAGTAACTGACGGTGAATTAAATACTGAATGTGATAATATTAAAAAAGCTGATACTTCTAATATTACTTTTGATATAGAATTTAGTTCTTTTAACCCTGATGGAACACTTAAACTTCCAAATGTTCAATTACCATTTTCAGGTCCGGCACCTAGTTTTACTAATACGGCACAAACTCTCCTCTCAGGAGATTTAAATGTGTACTTTACTTCTACTAGAGTAACTACAACTCCACTCCCAGGAGAACAAAGATACACTGATACATTTGAAGTAAGTCATATAGCTATTAGTAAAACCTCTAAAAATGGGGTAAATTTAGAATCTTCAATTCCTAACGCTACGGAACTTACAATATTAACCTCTACCTTAGTTCCTACAATAGATCAAACTTATAATAGTGGTTTTGCTTTTGTAAGTTTAACAACTTCAACCTCAACCTTAAAATTTAATGTTGTATCTGTAAAAGAGTATGCTAATAGTTATTTAATCGAAGTAACATCTGATGCTAGTATAATTTTGGTTTCAAGAAAAATTGGTGGAGCTTATGTAGGTGATGCTGAACCTTATCCTGTACTAGTAGCAACCCAAAACGATACTTTATCAGTTCTAAATCCTTATATAGAAGGTAATTTTGCTAACAGTGATTGTAACCCATTAAATAATAACGCTACAGATATTACACCTTCTACAGTATATTACGATGTAGATTATGCTAATAATCCTAATGTAGCAGTTAATTTTGGAGCTATTATATCAGGTTCTGCTCCTAAAGCAAAAATACAAGATTATAATTACCACACTCGTAGAAGTACTATTCCACGTTATGAAGGTTCTAAAAATGGTAATTCCCCCAATTATAATGATATAACTGGTTCTATTGATGCTACACAAGCCCTATTTGGTTATTTCAATTGGGTAGGAGGTACTTCACCTGAATGGGGTAATGGTTTAGAAGATTGTAGTGTAGCTAATTTAAGATTCCTTCTAGATGTTGATGGTAAAATCATTAAACCAATAGCAGATTCTAAAGGTATAAATCAAGGTATAGTTGAAAATAACTTTACCGAAGGTAAAATTGCTACCTTAGCATTTGATGATGAAGTAGGTGTTTCTGCGGCATTCTCTAATCTATTAGGAAACCATACTATATTTAAAAGTGGAAAAGATATTGTTCCTATTGTATATTCTCAAACAGAAAGTATCTCTTCTACTGCATCTGGTGGTTATACCGGTTCACTAAATTTTGTGCAAGGTGATCAACAAGAAGATGCTGCTATAGCAGATTATAGGTTAAGAGCATTTACTGATGGAACTCAATTTTTACAATATGATAATACAGTTGTTGAATTTGATTTTACACAGTATGTAGGAACCTCAGGTTCTTTTACATCAAATACAACATACTCACCTTTAGCTACAGCTCCACCTGCAAATAAACAACCTAATGAATTAGGAGTTACATTAGAGTTTAAGGCAGCATTTAACCCTGACCCAGATACAGGAATGGGTGCTTATGGTGTAGGTTCACTAGTAACCTTTCAATTTGAAAAAAATGGAACTTTAGTAGGGAACCCCGTTCAAGTAGACTGGGCTCAACCTAATACTACTGTATTCTTATCATATTTTGATAGTGATGTGGATTCAGCCGATGATATTAAATTAGTAGCAACAACCGTAGCATTAGCTGGTACAGTCCAATCTGCAATTCCAGTACTTTTAAATACTTCCTTCTTTAAAGTATTCCAAACCCCTCCACCAGGACTGGGTGCTGTGGGACCTGGGCTATCAGGTACTCCTAATTATTGGATAAAAGGAGGAGTTCTAAACCAACCAGGCTCAGAAAGAATTCAACCTAATGCTTTAGGTCCAGTATACGGTCAAAAACAAGAAGATATAACTGGTAGTGGGTTCTTTGGTATTACAAATGATTTTTTACTTCAAGTAGGAGATGAATTCAGATTCCAAGGTACAGAAACCCAAACTTATAGAATTATAGAAGTAGATGAAACAACGACCCCACCAACTTTTATAGTAGATAGATACGTTAATCTTACTAATAGTGAAATGGACTGGTTCTTAGTTAGGAGATATATAGATAATCCTGCTAACATTATATTAGAGGTAGATAAACCAGCTGGAGGTACTTCACCAGGTATTTTAAAACCACAATACTTATCTAGAGATGCTGAGGATAATATTGATACTATTTTAGAAAACTTAAGACGAGACTCGTTAATTTAAACTATAATTTGGCGTAAAATTAAAAATAACATATATTTATAATAAACAACATTAGAAAATGGGATATTTAAATAATTCAGTAGTAACAGTAGATGCTATCCTTACAACAAGAGGTAGACAACTGTTAGCTCAAAATGACGGTTCATTCGTAATTACTCAATTTGCACTAGCAGATGATGAGATTGATTACACACTTTATAATCCATCACATCCTTCTGGTTCAGCTTACTATGGTCAAGCAATTGAAGGTATGCCTTTGTTGGAGGCATTTCCAAACGAGACACAAATCATGAAGTATAAGTTAACTACTTTACCTCGTGGTACTGCTAAAATGCCTATCCTAGATGTTGGTTACACTAATATTGTAATTAAACAAGGTGCTTCATTAGCAATTACTCCTCAAACATTAAATTACCTAGGTGGTAATCAATCGGAAACTTCTGGTTATACTGCTACAATTTCTGATGTTAGATTATTTAATACGTTTGATGGAGTTGGTATCAATACAGCGGATGCAACTGCTCTTAACACTTCAAATGTTACTTTAGGTACAAATGTATCTAAAACAGTTGTTGGTACTACTATTAACTTAACTGCAACTACTGTAAATACACTATTTGGTTCAAATACACAACTCCAAGCTACTTTAGTAATTGAAGGTAGAGACTCAGGAGCAAGAATCCAGGTACCAGTAACAGTAACTAAAGTATCCTAAAACTTAGATTATGTCATTTAAAGCATTCGAACAAGACGATTTTGTAGTATCAGCTGATAGTATTACTGCTGGTTTATTTACAGGTAATGAACCTACACTTACTACATTCATTACGTCATCAACTCAAGTAGCATCTTCTAATGGTGACTATTATATTAACGTATTTAACTCATCTTCCTTAACAGATATCCAATTTGCAATTGCTTATGGTGATGTTGATGGTAGCGGTTCTCTAGAATATGATAGTGCAGTACCAGGAAAATCTCCATCTTCAACTAATTATGGTCAATATCGTACTTTAGTATTAGGAGATGAAAATGCTGAATTTACTTTTGGTGGAGTAACTGCCCCTAACTTTTACGTTATATCAGTAGATAGAAATAGATATAAAGAAGGTTTATTCCCAGGGTCTACTACATTAAAATTAACAGTAGGAGCTAATGATTTATACCTTACAGATAATTCACAAGTTACAGAAACTGTACAATTTAATGATGCTGGTAGAGTATTCCAACTAGTCTCAGGCTCAGCAGGTACAGTATTTGATACTACTTCAACAGGTGGTGGAACAAATGGATACTCAGCTTCTGGTTCATATGGTTTATTCTTACCAGATATTGCTACTTATATTTTAAACCCATCAGCATTAGATGCTGCAGTAGCAGACGGTGGTATTATATTAGGTACAACTAGGGGTGATAATGTTGATAGTGAAAATGCTGGTAGATTATACGATGCTATTGTAGATGGTGCTTCATTCACAGCTAATTCAGAAGAAACAATTACTTCTGATTTTATCTTTGTAAGACCAAGGTCCTCAGAATTTAACTATTCAGAAAACCCATCATTCATCTCAGGTTCAACTGGTGAAGTAATATATAGTTCATTTATTAATAATCCTACTACTTATGTAACTACAGTAGGTTTATATAATAATGCTAGTGAGTTATTAGCAGTAGCTAAACTATCAACTCCTTTAGAGAAAGACTTTACAAAGGAAGCTCTTATTAGAGTTAAGCTTGACTTCTAAAATGAATGGCAGCCTACAAACAATTTTTATCATCTGATGTAATAGTTACCCCATTTGAGGTTAACAAGGGTTTTACATTTAATTCTTCATCATTTGGAGACCCTGATGTCCAAATTTTTACTTATGAAGGTAGAAACAGCAATACTACTACTGAAATAGGTCAATTTAATGGGGTTAGAAGAAATTTACTTTACAATTCTATTAAACAGTTATATTATTCAAATTATCTATCCTCTAGTACAGGTGATATGCCTGTATCTGCAAGTATTCTCCCTGGAGAAACACCTGAAGGTGATGTATTAAGAGGTCCATCTTCTTCTACTGGTAGATATTACAATTATTTAGACTCTACTTTAACATCATCAAGATATTTCCCTACAGAATCTAATAGTGAAATTGTTGTATTTTCTATTCCTTCTCGTTTATTTGGGGACTATATCCAACCAGAATCTTTTGTATGGGAGGATAATACAAATAATGTTATTTTTACTGATGATGGAGAAGGTAATGTTTTAATTTCTGGTAGTGCCTTACTTTACCCCAATAGTATAGTAGGTAACATTATCTACCAGCATGGTATTATTACGATTACAAATTCTAATAATGTAGACCCATTAAATATTAATGATTTTTCAACCGCTACAAACGTAACTTGTTCATTTAGTAGTTCATACGAGATATTTGAAACTCAATATAAAGCAACAATAAACGAGTTTGAATATAATTTTTCACAAAACCCATCCATCATTTCAGGCTCAACAGATTCCTCAGTATATGATTTCACTACAGGTAGTTTCTTCCAACCATACGTTACTACAGTAGGTTTGTATAATGAGGCTCAAGAGTTACTAGCAGTAGGTAAATTAGCTCAACCTTATCCACTTTCTCGTACTACTGATACGACATTCTACATTAACATAGATAGATAAAATTATGAATTGGTTATACAAAGGCGAGGAGATGACTTCTTTGGAGTCATTCCCCCCATCAACATTCGGTTTCGTATATAGAATTACCCATATCCCAAGTGGTAAAGCCTATATAGGAAAAAAATTCGTTAAATTTACTCGTAAAGCTAAATTAACTAAAAAAGATTTAGCACTATATGAAGGTACTAAAGGTAGAAAACCATCATACAAACAAGTAGTAAAAGAAAGCGATTGGCAAACCTATTGGGGTTCAAATAAAATTTTAACTAATCTGTTAGAAAACGAACCAATAGAGAATTTCAAACGTGAAATCTTAACTTTGGCTACCTCAAAAAAGTTATTAACTTACGAGGAAACAAAAGCACAATTTATCTATGAGGTATTAGAGAATCCACATCTATTCTTCAACGATAATATTTTAGGTAAGTTCTTCACAAAAGACTTTGAGTCGCAAAAATAGGGTTGTATATTCACCCTTATATGGTAAATCATTTATTAGTAAACATAGTTAACTCCGTTTTAGGAGCAGGTAAAGCTACAGCTAGAGGTAATCAAGCCTACCACTGTCCGTTTTGTCATCACTCTAAACCAAAATTAGAGGTTAACTTTACTGATGGACAAAAAAATCCTTGGCATTGTTGGGTATGTAATAAGAAAGGTACAAATCTAGTTACCCTATTAAAACAAGCCAAAGCCCCCGACGATAAGATTGCTGAAATT